AATGCGGCGATTGTTGTACGTGGGTTAGAGAAAACAGATAAAAAGAAGGAGATAAAATAATGGCAGTAAAAACAGTACAGGCCATCATTAATGGCGTAACAACTATATTAACATTAAATTCCAGCACAGGAAAATATGAAGCTACGATCACAGCTCCATCTAAGTCCAGTTATACCATCAATGACGGGCATTATTATCCGGTAACGGTTAAGGCAACGGATGTGGCTGGAAATACAACGACAAAGACGGATTCAGATACGACCTTGGGAGCCAGTCTGAAATTAAAAGTAAAAGAGAAAGTTGCACCGGCTATTACCATTACCAGTCCAACAGCAGGATCTTATATCACCAACAATAAGCCAACTATTAAGTGGAAAGTAACAGATGCGGATTCTGGTGTTAATCCTGCAACTATTGGTATTACCATTGACAGTGGCAGCAAGGTTACAGGTGACAGCATTACTAAAACAGCTGTTACAGGTGGATATGAGTGTACTTATACTCCAACTACAGCTCTGGCAGATGGCAGCCATACAATTAAGATCGATGCATCTGACTTTGATGGAAATGCGGCTACACAGAAGACCGTTACATTCAAGATCGATACTGTACCACCTACACTTTCTATCACAGCTCCGGCAGATAAACTGGTTACCAACAAGACTGCGGTTACTGTTACCGGTACTACCAATGACGCAACTTCCAGCCCTGTTACAGTAACAGTCAAGCTGAACAGTGGTACTGCGGAAACAGTAACAGTCGGATCTGATGGTACCTTTAGTAAGGCACTGACACTGGTTACTGGTACAAATACCATTACAGTTGTTGCGAAAGACTCTGCAGGTAAGACTACAACCGTTACCAGAACCGTAACAGTAGATACAACAGCGCCTGTGATCAAGTCTGTAACGATCAATCCAAACCCAGTAGATTGTGGCAAGACCTATGTGATCAGCGTGGAGGTTACCGACTAATAGGAGGCTATAATGGTCAAACGTGTTTTTGGCCGTGTAGACGGCTGCGAAGTCGAGCTGAACCGATCAGAAGGGGACTGGTGGAATGTACCGGTCCCCTTTGATACGGACGGGGAATATGTGGTGGAGATCCTGGCAGAAGATGAGGCTGGTAATCAGGCATATATAGCAAAGATGTTGTTTGTAGTCAATACAGCATTGCTGTGTGCTCATGTGGAGCCGGTTCCTTACTATGGACAGCTTCTTGAAACGGAATGGGAGGCTGAACTTGTAGCACCGCAGATTTATACAGAACTGTTAGTGGAAGGAGGAAAAAGATGCAACGGGTCCATTTCTATGTAGGTGAAAATAAAAGCATTGGACTTCGGATACACGCAAGAGATCAGGCTCCCTTCACGATCCGGGATGCCACCTGGGAACTTAAAGGCAACTATGAAACTGAAGCCCAGGGTGAATGTGAGATCAATGGGGATGTGATCCGTGCCATGATAGCTCCGCAAAAACGTGTGACCTATCGCCTTTATTTCACCTATAAAGTAGCAGAAGAGATTTTGATGGAATGTATAGAGGTGGTGGCTGAATAATGGCAGACAGTATTTATATCCAATCAGTATCGATCACGCCGAACCCGGTGACTGCAGGCGGGAAGATAAAGATCGAGGTTGAAATTTATACCCTGTATCCACAGACAACCTTATATCCGGCAACCACGCTTTATCCTGGAGAGGATCTGTTTACCCTGCATCCAGATACAGACCTGTATCCATCAAAAGATATTTATCCAACTGAAGGAGGAATAGAAACATGAAATTGAGCAGCTTTACGGCTTATGTAAAACAGCTTTGGAAAAATAAGCCTGATACCAGTACGCCATTATCAGCGGAAAGACTGACACATATGGAAGAAGGAATAAAAGGAAACAGTGATGCTATTGAAGCCATTGCAGCAGCAGTAGTAAGCCAGATCGTTAATGATCCGGATAAGATTGCCAGTATGGCAGCGTTGTATTCTGTAAATCAGAAGATCGGTGATGTATCGAAATTGCCAGACAGTGCAGCGGATGTGGTGACTGCGATTGCTAAACAAAATAGTAATTTAGATTCGGGATATTTTAAAATAAAAGTTAAGACTACAACGATTGTTTTAATTATCGAAGAGTTTACCTTTACAAATGGAGTAGCAACTAAGACACTTCAATCTATTTTTGGAAACATTCCTACATATGCTAGCGGTATATGTCAAACAAAAGTTGAAGATAGCGGTGTTTACAATTTTACAGCAGTAAAAGACGGAAATAATTTAAAAATTGCAACAGCTGGTTCTACATTTTCCGGAAAAAAATGGGTAACTATGATAATTTTTGGTACGGCTTAATCTACAAAAAGATTGTTTGCTATTGGAATACAAGTCTTTGCAACTGATAAATTAAGATGCTGACAAGGATACATACCGTTTTATGATTTGCCCATCATAAAAGAAACTAAGGGTTAATTTAGATAATGTTGTATCAATTTCCATTCTAGTAATGCTCTTTCCCGCAACCATTATCGGTGAAGTATAAGGAACGCCATCAATCGTAAACGTTACTCCATTATTATTAGCATTCAAGACTACCTTGGAAATATGATTATCTGTGTTGAGTTTGTTTGTTCCAAGAGTTTCTAAATTACTATAAAACTAAGCCAATTTCATAGAAATAACAATCCAAGGCCTAAAAGGGCCTTTTATTATACACAAAATCAAATCAGAAAGGAGATAGAACATTATGGAATCTATCAAAATCGGAACTCAGAGTTATGAATTAGTAGCTGACGGATATCAACTGCAGCAGGATGGAGGATGTATTATCTTCCAGCCAGGGGAGCAGACCTTTGAAGAAGTTGAAACCGTGATGTCAGGCGTTAAATCTATTTTGCTTTTAGATGAAAATGGGGACACAATGGCATCCAGGACAGATTTGGTATATGCTGGTCGCATGACCAGACAGAAGGATTATGTAATTAGAGTTGAGAAAAACCAGACAGGCACTGATTCAGAGGGCAATGCAGTGTATGAGTATAAAGATATAACAGGTACCGTTCTGATTGCAGAGTTTCGTCTTCCGGACTTGCGTGAAAAATATGCAGCATTAGAGGAAGAAGTGACAAATACCCAGCTGGCAATTGTAGAACTTTATGAAGGAGGTGAGGCATAATGGCAAGAGTATATGCAGATCTGATCCGCAAAGGGAAAATTAATATTGAAAACGTGCCTGTGAAGATCAGAACAGAAGTTGAGGCAATTTTAAATGCTTAGACTTTTGCTCTTTTTATTATTTGGGAAGGAGGTGGAGACAATGGCAGTTATTTATGCGACCCTCATTGTTAAGGGCAAAAAAACCTATGCGCAGGTTCCTGAAAAGATTAAGCCTCAGGTTCGACAGGTCTAATCGATCTGGAGTGCGAAGATCTGATCGTGGAGGAATAAGTTTTAATGGAACCAATTACACAGTACATAGCGGCGCACTGGGTTGCGTGGCTTTTTGCAGCTATCTCCGGTATCCTGGCTACAGCATATCATAGATTAGCAGGACGATTAAAAAAGGAGCAAATAAAGACACAAGCTATCAATGCTGCAGTCCTTGCCTTACTTCATGATCGGATCTATCAGGCATGTACATTCTATTTAAAGAGAAAGTATTGTACTGTGGAAGACAGAGATAATTTGGAGTATATGTTTAGGCCTTATAAAGCATTAGGTGGAAATGGTACTGGAGAAGAGCTTTATAACAGATGTCTGGCTTTACCATATGAGTCGGCAGAGCAGGAGGTATAGGTATGGATTTTGGAATTGCAGGCGTGGCGGCGATCACGGTGATCTGCTATTTAGGCGGAATGGCATGTAAGACGACGGAAAAAGTGAAGGATGAAGTGATACCAGTAGTCTGCGGAGTAACTGGTGGCGTCCTGGGGGTAGCAGGGATGTATCTTATGCCAGAGTTTCCAGCCACAGATGTGATCAACGCGGCGGCTATCGGAATTGTATCCGGTCTGGCAGCAACTGGAGCGCATCAGGTTATCAAACAGGCAAGCAAGAAATAGAATGGAGGTGATCCACACATCTCCCGCAGGCAGCCCGGGTTATGGCTGCCATTTGCGACGTCGCAATAAATCAGTAGAATAAAAATCATGCATATGTTATAATATCAAAGTTACCGCCCCTATACCGGTAAGGAAAGGGGGTGTCTCTTAGATGGAATGGATACTTTCTTTTATTGTCACAGTTGTGGCAGGTGTGGTTTGCCACCTCATTTGCAAATGGTTAGACGGTGACAAGTAGTCGGTAACTAGCCTATGGTTTAAGCCACCATACAAAACGGAATAGAAAAGCCCAGGGAATTGCGGTCCCTGGGCTTTTCGTTTTGTGTGTCTCTTAGATGAGATACTTTCTTTTTGCCTAACGGCATTATAGCATATGCAGAAAATCTTTTCAAGATACCATTTGGAAGAAAGGAAATGCTATGAAAATATCAGATAATGGACTGAATTTAATAAAACGTTTTGAAGGCTGCCGCTTGACAGCTTACCAGGATGCTGTAGGAGTATGGACCATTGGATACGGTACAACCAATGCTGATAAGGCTATCACGGGAACAACTATCTGCCAGGGCTTGAAAATCAGCCAGGCTACAGCAGATAATTGGTTGAGACAGTCTGTAGATAAGAAGTATGGTCCAAAAGTGGACAAGTACAGTGCTTACAACTGGACGCAGCCAGAGTTTGATGCCTTGGTATCTTTTGCGTATAACATCGGAAGTATTGACGGATTGACGGCTAAAGGAACCCGTACTCGTTCTGAGATAGCAGCTAAGTTTTTGGAATACAATAAAGCTGGTGGAAAGGTATTATCTGGCCTCACACGCAGACGTCAGGAAGAGAGAAAACTCTTTTTAACTCCCGTTACAGTAAAAACAGGTTGGCATCAGGAAAACGGAGGTTGGCGCTTCTATTTAAAAGACGGCTCAGGAAAATATGTTTCTAATGACTGGCACAAGGATGGAGAACTCTGGTACTGGTTCAATGGCGCCGGTTTCATGGTATCTAACACTTGGTATCAGTACAAAGGTTCCTGGTACTATCTTGGCCCAGACGGTGCCATGCTTAAAGGTCTGCAGACCATAAATGGCAAGTGGTATTACCTGGACGAAGAAGGCCGCATGGCAACTGAACCAGTAGTCCTCACTCCGGATCAGGACGGTGCCCTTCATTATCCTGGCCTTGTAAAATAA